GTAGTCATTGCCGTTGCTATGGCAACTTCTCCCAGTGTTTCTTTGTAGTCTTTTAGACTGACTATCGATGCTGCTTCTTCTTCTTTTTGTTTCTTTAGTTGAGAAACATATTGATCCATCGTAAATCTAACTGACACCTGTGCTTGTTGAAAGGCTTTAAATGCCGCCTTTGCTTTATCTGTTGATGCGGTATTCTTATCTGTTGCGTCGGCATTGGCGAATGTTGATACAGTTAGTTTTATTACAGAAGCATCTGCTGCGGCAAGTGCTTTGTCAGAGGCAATTATTCCGTCCTTAAAGTCTTGAATTGCTTGTAGTGGGTGTTTCCAGTCAGACAGGGCTTTCTTCGCACCCGTCACAATTGCCACAAGTGAATTGAATAATCCGCCTAACTCTATAAGCGGTGCTCCTATACCAACAATAAGAACCTTGCCCACAAATACTGCTACTGAGCCAAGTATGTCAAGAATATGTCTGAGTGTTCCACCTTTTTTTGCTGAATCAACAAAGCCAGACGCCAGTGCTTGTAGTCCAGGCATAAGTCCTTGTGTGATTGTGTTATCTAATCCCTTTATTACTTGACCCGCCAACTTCATTGTTCCGTTGAACATTGTATCGGTTTTTACTTGAGCATCTGTTACTGTGGCTCCATAATCGCTCATAGCCGATTCTACATTCTTATATGAAGATGCAGTCATTTCGGCAACGGATACAATAAGCGGCCCTTGTTTTCCTAATAGTGATACTTCGGCGGCAGTTTTTTGTGCTGAATCAGCATACTTGCTAAATCCTTTTACCACATCGTCGAATATTTTTGCAGTGTCGCCTTGTTTTAGTTCTGCTTGTGAAATACCAAGTTGTCTAAACGCATCTGCTGCTTGTCCGACGGGCTGTGATAGTGCTTTTGTTGTATTTGATGCTAATCGTTGTAGTGATTTGTCTAATACACCTGCGGATACACCAGCAAGATCCATTGTTGCCTGCATTGCTTGTAGTTTTGCCACTGGTATGCCCAGCGAGTCAGATGTTTGTCCGAGTTGTTCATTTAGTTCTGATGTTTTAAGTAGCATTTCGCCGAATGCTTTGGTCATTTCAATGACCGCAGTTACTTCTGCGAACCCTAATAGCATATCGGACAATGATTTACCAATATCTGACATTGCACTTTCTACTTCAGGACCAGTATGTTTTAGATTCTTTAGTTCTGCTGACATTGATTTGATACCGGAAGTATCTGCTGGTAATGTTAGTTTGCCTATTTCTATATTGTCTGACATTTATTGTCCCTCTATGTTAGTAAGTTCTTGCTTTTTCCGCAACTCATATACCTTATTTATATTTACCATATCCCAGAGGAGAATCGCCTGTGTCTCACCAGGTGAGAGTCTGTCACCAGTTACATCTAAATATGCCTTTATTTCGGTATATGTTATAGGATTGCCTCTCGACGATCTTCTCAATTTGAGAAACGAGTTATAAACATTCACACAGTTATAAGGTATGAGTGCCGGCGCAAGTTCCTTGCTTGCTTTGCCGGTCATTTTCTGAAGTTGAATCAAATCTTGTCGCAGTGTGGAACCGTCACTTCTCGGCATATCCAACTCAACCTGTGATTCTATTATTTTACAGGTTTGATTGACTGCGTCTTGAAAAAGCGAGTTTTGTCCGCAATAAACTCTTCCACTTGTTTGACAATCCAGAAATAGTCGTCGTTTGACAGAATCTTAAAGGCATTTTCTTTTGAATACTTTGAGTCATCTCCCAACTCTTCTGACAGAAACTCTTCTGTGTCCTTTGTCCAGCCAACAACCAGACTTGATACCATCACATAGGTTGCTTCTCTTGTTTGTTCTGGTGTAGGTAATACTTTAGTGTCTTCGTAGATTTGACGAAGTTTTGCTTGTGCTTCATATTGTGCGTCATAGAATGATTTACTATCCTGATTCACAATGAGGAAGATAACCTCTTTTTTAGTCTCTGGGTTCTTAATCGGCTTTTTTGTTAGAGGATGTTGTAGAATCATCTCTAATGGTTTGTTTTTTAGTTCTGTGATGCTGAATGACATATTCATTCTCCTATGTTATATTTTATTTATGCTCATGAAAAACCAGTCCGGAGACTGGCTTTTCTTATTGCTTTAGTTCTTGTATTATGAAGAACGAGTTACTTTTGCCACTGTTGCTGTTGTTGGGTCATAAACAGCACTGAAGTTGCTCTTTACTTTGATTGGACCAGCACTTGTCACATTGACTGAGAATGTTTCGTAATACATATTAGGCAATAATAGTTCATATGTGTTTGTTCCGTCTGTTAATGTCCAATCTAATGAACTTGCTGTGTTGTCTTTGAAGTATCCGAAAGCAATTTCATCTTCGAAAAACAAATCTAATGTTCCGGAAGCATTAAAGAATGATGTGCTCATACTTCTTGGAGTTGCATTTCCAAGAGCATAATTGACCGTTGTCTTTCTGTCGAATGTGATTGTCGCACCAGTAATCCAACCTACATTAGCGCCGTTTGCCTTGATTGTGGCATTTACTGTTGTCAATGGAGCAAAGTGTGGTGCTGCTGTGGTTGTATTTGCGTTAGTTACTGTTCCCATTGAGAAACTTGCTCCTACTAAGTCTGCTTTGTAGGTAACGAGTCCTGCTGGTGCAAATGTTAATGCCAACTTATCTACCACTGCTCCAGAATATAGAGTATATTGTGATATGTCTGTTGCGCCAATCTCTAATGAATAACTGGATTGTGTCGAACCCACTGACAATACATTCGATGTGAATGTGCTGTAGAATACACCTTCCAATAACCAGTCCATTTGTGTGTGAGATACTTCACCTGAGATAGTTCCTGTCACTTTTTGTGTTGTAGGAACAACATAACGGTGCATTGTGTCACCTTGAATGATATTGTCTGTGACTTTAGTAATATCAGGAGACAGTGAGCAATCAACGAAGGGAATGTCAATCATTGTAGGTGTTGCTGGGAGAGTGTCGAAGGTTGCTTCTGGCACATATAATAGTTTTGTAAAGATACCGCTTGAAATGACTGCTGACATAGTAATGTCTCCTTTATTGTATATTTATATTTCTACTGCTTTTTACTGTGGTATTGTATAAGCAACCCACTCGATTTGTATCGGAACCTGTAGGAATGCGTCTTGAACATTTCTTCCTGGTTGTGACCACGCCGAAAGTATAATCAGATTCTCTCCTGTTGACAAAGTAAGTGTTCCTGGGGGGAATGCCGCAATAATAAGATCTGACATTTTCCTATGATCCATATATCCATAGTTTGTTGGATAGAATAAATCAACCTGATATAATCCGGTTTGCTTCATACCTTTTTTGCTGCCCATAGTCAATAGTGTTGTCTTTGCTGGTGCCAAAGTCGATCGGCAATATGGTGTTGTTCCTGCTTGAACCGTCTGAGTATTCTCTACTGACAATGTTGGCAAAGATGATATGGTTAATAGCTGACCATCTAATGTTTGTTGTATATCTAGCGTATTTATATAACTCATAATCCAACCTTCTCTAATGCTTTCTTTAATATATCTTCTGATTCGAGTATTGTGGTTCCTACCATTAGTGTTGGTGACATATATCGTGTTCCTTGTTCTACGAATATAGCATATGGTGCTTCATTTGTGAATACTCTTTTGCCGTCTTTGCCGTCGTCTTCCCACGACCAACCTTTTTGTAGTCGTCCTACATCACCCTTATCTTGCTTTGACACTGGTGTTCTTTGTTTTACTCTTTCGAGAAACTCTTTTTCAAACTCTTCTTCGAGCTTTTCTAATCTTTTGATTGCATCGCCCACAGTTATCATATTATGTCACCGACAGTTCATAACATATTAGAGTCTGATTATCTGGTCTAAATAGTTCTACTGATATGATTCTCCAGGTAACCTTACCACTAATGAGTCTGTCTCCTGGTTCTAACACAACATTATTATCTGGAGGATTTAGGTATATAGTTTTTGTTCCAGTTTCTATCACGCCTCCATTTGATGCTGGTATATAACTTCTGATTTGTTTGTCCATTGTTCCATAGACATTTGTTGCGATTGTTTTGTCAGATATAGATCCAAGAGCCGTTCCGGTGCCATTTACTGCTCTTACTATCTTGAATGGTGTTCCCCACTCTTTTAGAATAGTGTATATATCTGATTTTAGTGTTATATAGTCTTGTAGGGCCATTTTATTTACCTATTAAAGTGACATATATTGAGGATTGTTTGTTTTCTTGAGTAATGGATATAGAATCTTATCTATTTTCCAGAAGCCAGGATAACGCTCTGCGTCAATCTCTTTGCCGAATGTTGTTGAAGTTGTTATACCACCAACTTTAACCGATTTATTTTTTGTAAATTTGAGTAAGTTTGGTTGAGGATAGATTGCTGTTTCTCCACCGTTGATATACATCAGAGCAACTTCGCATACTGCTTTCTGAAGTTGAACAGGAATAACGCCTGTCTGTATAACTTGAATCTGATTGATAACGAACACAAATCTGGGGAACAGCAATGCTTGAATATATGGACCTGATCCTGGATAGTAGTTCTGTAGTCCTTGTGCTCTTGGAATAGAGTAATATTCCTGACCATACATAATATCTATTGCGTTTGTTGCTTGCATCAATGCTTCTTCTTTTGTTGTCACATCGGTAATACCAGTCCAATCTGTATGACCGTATAGATTATGATATGCGTCGGCATAATCAGTTGTGGTGTATGAGTTTGAATCTACGAATCCTGTTCCGTCTTCTACCTTGAAAGTAAGCCCTGGATATGCTGTTGTCATAATATTATCCTTTTTATATAGTATTTATGAAATGGCCCCGCCTTGTTGCCAAGAGCGAGGCCGTATTTCACTTACTGATTTAATGCTTACTATTAGTTACCGATCAACATTGCTGCAAACTCTGGCTTGTTAGCCAATGAACCCCAAGCTTGACCAACTTCGAAGTGAACCTGACGATACACTTTGTATTGAGCGATCTGGTAAGAAATACCCGAAATAGCGTCAAGAACCATTGCCACATCAGTTGCTGCGTCGCCACCTACTGGCATAATCGGAGCACGGGAAGCAAGGATAAGTGCTGTTGGGTCGAAAGCAATGTTAGGCGAGTATGAAGCACCTACTGTGATCGCAACACTATCTGCTGCTGACTGTTGTAGTCCTGGTGCTGCCAAAGTCAATGTCTGACCTGCTGCTGTAACACCTGAAGCAACAACATAAACATTTGTGTCGCCTGCGAAAGTAACTGTGTCGCCTGCTGAAATAACATTTGCGCCTGTTTTAACTTTGATTGCTGTTTCACCTACTTGATATACTGATCCTGATGCTGCGCCAGTTCCGTCTGTAACATATCCAGTTCCTGTTCCTGCTGTGTGGCCGTTTTTGTCTAACTGACCTGACTTGTAGAACTTGAAACCATCAACTTCCATCACTGCGCCTAAACGCAATAGTTCGTCTGTTCCGGCTTCGTTTGCTTTGTATAAGTTAGGCATTGCGCGAACATTTGCCATAGCACGGTTACCAAGGATAAGAGCACGGTTGCCTTCTGGTGTTCCGTTATTGTCCAGGATAAGGTTAAGTTCTGCGAATGGAAGCATTGACGAATTGCTGTTTGCGACATAAGTGAATGGTGATACTAATACATTTCCGTATGCGCGCGAGCATCCAGCTACCATTGTATTTACGAGACTTGCTTCGATTTTGTTATCTAAAACACGAAATGCTTGGGAGAACTGATCACGAGCAATAACTTCGTAGTTATCTCCAACTGCGCGTTGTTCTTCACCTGTCCATTGAACTGGAGCTGCCCAAGAGTCGGCAATAACTAAGTCTTTGTAAAGCAATGTTTGACCACCAGTATTAGGAACAACGTTACTTGGAGTAATCGCTGTCAATGTTGCTGCTTGAGTAACTGGGCTTCTTACTGTTTGTCCAACTGCTGCTTGTGATTCTGAAGCGTCGCGTGTTGCTGCGTGAATAAGGCCAATAGGCTCACGAGCCACTTTATCTCTTGCTTCGTAGATGATAGGAATAAGTGCTGACAGTGTCGTTGCACCTGCTCCTGCGTAGTTTGTTCCGCCTTGAATATTTGCCATAATCGTAAATCTCCTTTAGTGTGTTATGTTCGATTTGTGGTAGAACATAACAATATGTTCTACTCTTATTTATATTTCTATACTTTTTTATAGTATTATACAGTTATTTATATTTTAGTATCTAAATAAGAGTAGTTTTACTATTATTCCACTCGACGACCAGACAGTATTGCTGCTCTTTGTTCTTTTGTCGTCATATTTTGCCAGTCTTCTCTTGAGATAGTGTTGCTGTCTCCTCTTGAAGAT